ACCTGATATATTCAAAATCGTATTTTAACATAAAAATAGTTAATAAGTTTATATTTATCAATATGAGTAATAGAATGCCCATAACAAGAATAGGTAAGTTTTTTGGAGCTGAAGACTACAATTTAGATTTGTCTATCGGTGAAGAATGGTTATATGGTGATATGAACTTTACGGTCGTACTATATCGTATTGATAGAATGAAAACCAAAACTGATGATGTTTATGGTGAAGCCCTAAAGGATGGAATTAAATTTTTAACACCAGTAGAGTTGAAAGGTTATGTTCAAATTATGGCACCTGAGAATAAACAAATTGCAGGTAATAAAATTAATCAATTTGAACCTGGTAATATGCGATTTTCTATTTATCAGAAACAACTTGATGAGTTGGGTGTTGACATCAATTTTGGTGATTATTTGGGGTACTATGAAACGGAGGACAGAATAAGATATTATACGGTCAATAATGATGGAAGGGTAATTTCGGATAATAAACATAACTATGCGGGTTACAAACCTTATTATCGTACAATTATGGCTTCTGCTGTAGTTGATAATGAATTCAGAGGATTATAATATGCCACTACCAAAAAAAATAAAAAAATATTTACCACTGACACAATCAAAAACTCTTTTACATAGAAGACAAGAGTTATTAGACAAAATCAACAAAGATGGTACTTTTTTACCCAAATCAATTCTTCATGCTGATTTGGATGGGGGTTTCTTAGATTTTGTAAAGAACGAATTAAAGTTAGTTGTCGAGGGTAAAGTTGTACCTGTAGTTGATATTTTGGTGACAACTCAGAATTGGATTCAGTTTACACAAACTTGGGATTTCCAAAATATTGACAAAAACTTAGAACCTCCTTTCATCTCAATAGTTAGAATACCTGAGGTAAAATTTGGAACAAATCCTGCTGTATTATATAACATTCCAAATAGAAGACAATTCTTTTATGCTCAAGTACCAACTTGGGATGGTAACAGGCAAGGTATGGATATATACAAAATACCCCAACCCATACCTGTTGATATAACTTTTCAGGTTAAGATAGTGTGTAATAGGATGAGAGAGCTTAATCAATTTAATAAAGTTATTTTGGATAAATTTGCATCGATACAAGCATATCAAGTTATAAAAGGACATTACATTCCAATCAAAAATACGGGTATTTCTGATGAGTCGGTAATGGATATTGAGAAAAGAAAATATTATATCCAAAGTTATGACTTTCTTATGATGGGTTTTTTAATTGATGAAAATGAGTTTCAAGTTTCTCCAGCAATAAACAGAGTTTTACAAGTTGTTGAATTTGAACCAAACACAACAAAAAGACAAAAAAGAGTTATTAGTGATAACAAAAGTACAAATCAAAAAATCAGTTATGATGTTGGTGTAACTACTTTGTCACAAGTTTTTTATTACACTACAGATTTAACAATTGGGGAATCAGTTAATGTTTCATCTTTTGATGTTTACATAAATTCCGATTTTTATGGAACAGATGTAAATTTGATTCAGGTAAATACTAACGATGTAGTAAGGATAGATATTGTGAAAACTGATGTAAACTTATCAGCAAGTTTGGAGTTGTTTGGGTTACTACTTTAATCCCCATAGATGTCTTTTTTCTCCTTACACTTCTCAATAATCAATCTTTCTAAAAAACGATACATTTTAATCCCATTTTTATCACAATACTTTTTCAGTAGGTCGTGAACCTCGATTGATATTTTTAAATTTTTTATTTTCTTTTCTTTGTTTTCCATAGTAGAAAAAAGGTAGAAAATATTCTACTCAATTTATCAATACATATAATTAAGTCAAGTTTTTTGATACTGAATGTTATATTTATCTATAAAATAAATTACTAAAAACTAAATTTATAATGTCAAACAATAAAGTTTTCGTATCACCAGGTGTGTATACATCAGAAGTTGACTTGAGTTTTGTTTCACAAAGTGTGGGGGTTACTACACTTGGTATTGTGGGGGAAACTTTAAAAGGTCCAGCTTTTGAACCAATCTTCATTACAAATTATGATGAATTTACAACTTACTTTGGTGGTACATCACCTGAGAAATTTGTAAATACACAAATACCTAAATATGAAGCAGCTTATATAGCAAAAGCATATTTACAACAATCAAACCAATTATTCGTAACTAGAATTTTGGGTCTATCAGGTTATGATGCAGGTCCTTCTTGGTCTATAACTACTATCGCTAATGTTGACCCTGCTACTATAGGTTTCGAGTGTTTAAGTGCAACTTCAGCAAATTGTGCAACACAATGTGTTTCATTTAATGTAACACCTTATACAATTAACTTCACTGGTTGTACTAATAGCTCAAGTACAATTGATTTTACATCAACGATACCTGGTTTCTTATCTGCTGACTTGGATAGTACATATGAACAATTCAATGGTTCGTTATCTACCATAAAGTCTGATTTGGTAACTCAACTTTATGGTATTGTTAATACACCATCAACTTCTGCATCATCTATAAATTATTTCGGTACAATATCTGGTGGAACTTATGACACTTTGAGTGGTTATACCGCTGAGACCAATGTATTTGCGGTTGATAATGTTAGTTCAGATTTAGCAAACTTTTCAGCACCTACTAACGACCCTTGGTACTATGCGACATTTGATAATATTGGTAACAACAATTATACAGGTTATTCTTTCTTTAGTTATGTTAGTAATTTAGTACAAACATCATCTAAATCAAATTGTGCTTCATTCTATAGTTACACGGTTAGCTCGTCAACAATAAGTGCAATTACAGCTTCAATTAATTACAATACGAATACAATCAGTGTTTGTTTACCAAGTACAGCCCAAACTTCTGATTATTCAGCAATGACAGTTGTATATAGTGCTTGTACTGACCCAATCTATAGTGGAATCACAAGTGGAGGTGTTGTTCAATCTTCAACTATGACTGGAGTTTCGTTTACGGCTTTAACAAAATCATATACTGTAGTTTCAGATGATTTGACAGCTACTTCAGCATGGACTGTAAATGTTACTATCAATGACCCTTGTAATGTATGTTCGACAGGTAATGTTGGAACTTTCCCAACACCAGTATTTACGAATTGTTTTAGTGGTACTGTATCAGGACAAACATTTATCTACACAGGTGATTCATTCTCAAATTATGATGATTTGGTTGTAGCAACACTTCGTTCGAGAGGTATAGCTACCTATACGACTGACACAGGTCCTGTTTACCAAGTTTCTAATGTAGGTGATGTGACTATTGATTGTACAGGAAGTTATTCAGGAATTTCTAAAAATCCTTATTCAACTTTTGCAATAGATGTAACCGACAAAGATGGTACTAACTATAGTTTCGAAACCTCATTCACTCTATCAGATCCTAAGTATATCTCTAAAGTTTTTGGTTCATCTAACTTTGGGAAACCTAGAACAGTTGTACCATTGTTTGTTGAAGAACAATTTCAAAATCTTTTAAACTATGCTTATAGAAAAGGATACATTAGAGGTTTGAATTGTACTTTGAATGGGTTATCGGGTGCAAGACCTTATACTGACTTAACTTCTATAGCGTGGTATTTAGAACAATATCAATCAGCAACATCTCCTTGGTTGGTTTCTGAGTTGAGAGGTAATAAAGTTTACAACTTGTTCAAGTTCATAACTATTGCTGATGGTGATACTTCAAATGTGGAGGTAAAAATTTCTATTGCAAATATATCTTTCACAAATGGTACATTTGATGTATATGTTAGAGACTTTTTTGATTCAGACGCTGCACCTCAAGTATTGGAGAAATTTACTAATTGTTCTATGAATCCAAACGAGAACAATTTCGTTGCTAAAAAAATTGGTACTTCAGATGGAGAATATCAACTTAACTCGAAGTTTGTTATGTTGGAAATGAACGAAGATGCACCAATAGATGCTTTACCTTGTGGTTTCGAAGGTTATACATTCCGTGAATATGCGGGTTCGAAACCACCATTCCCAGTATACAAAACTAAATACGATTTTCCTGGTGAACAAATTTACAATCCACCTTTCGGATTGAGTAGTGGTGCAGATGATGCTTTGTTAAGTTCAGGTGATAATGTTAGAAGAACATACTTAGGTATTGGTGACTTCTATGGATATGATATTGACTTTTATACTTACAAAGGAAAAAGAATTCCAAGTTCACCTTGTACTGCAACTGTTGGTGATGATTGGGCTTACAAAACTAAGGGTTTCCATATGGATATAAATGCGAGTGGAATTACAATCTCCAATGGTTTTGCTTCAAGTGGTACTACAGCTTTCTTTGTTGGTGCAGCATCATTCACTAATGACCCTGATAATGAAAGTAATCCATACTTCAGAATATTTGCGCGTAAGTTCAGTTTACTATGTAAGGGTGGTTTTGATGGTTGGGACATCTACAGAGAAAATAGAACAAACAAAGATACATTTGTATTAGGTAGAAGTGGTTACTTAAGGGGGGCTTGTCCTGATTTCAGGTATCCGAACGCAACTGGTTCAGGAACATTTAAACAAATAAGTGTTGGTGATAATACACAAGATTATGCAAACTCTGATTACTACGCTTACTTGTTAGGTATTCAGACCTTCTCTAATCCTGAAGCGGTTAATATAAATGTTTTTGCAACACCTGGTATTGATTATGTTAATAATAGTGGTTTAGTTGAGGCGGCCATAAATATGGTTGAATTTGACAGAGCGGACTCAATTTATATAACAACAACACCTGACTATAATTTATATACAGCTTCAGCAAATGATTCACAATTAATTATTTATCCACAAGAGGCTGTTGATAACTTAGTAACTGCGGGTATTGATTCGAATTACACCGCTACTTATTATCCTTGGGTTTTAACTAGAGATACGGTTAACAATACTCAAATCTATATTCCAGCAACTGCTGAGGTTTGTAAGAATCTTGCTCTAACTGATAACATAGCATTCCCTTGGTTTGCAGCAGCAGGTTACACTCGTGGTATTGTAAGTGCAATCAAAGCGAGAAAGAAACTTACTCAAGAGGATAGAGATACTCTTTATCAAGGAAGACTGAATCCAATTGCAACATTCTCAGATGTCGGAACGGTAATTTGGGGTAACAAGACTATGCAAATTAGAGAGTCGGCACTTGATAGAATTAATGTTAGAAGATTGTTATTACAAGCAAGAAAACTTATATCAGCTGTTTCAGTTAGATTGTTATTCGAACAAAATGACGAAAAGGTAAGACAAGATTTCTTGGATGCGGTTAATCCAATCTTAGACGCAATCAGAAGAGACAGAGGTTTATATGATTTCCGTGTAACTGTATCATCTGATCCTGCTGACTTAGATAGAAATCAATTAACTGGTAGAATCTACATTAAACCTACAAGAGCACTAGAGTTCATAGATATTACTTTCTTCATAACACCAACAGGTGCATCATTTGAGAATATCTAAAATTTGATAATAATTATGGGGGAGACAAAATCTCCCCCTTTTTTAATTAAGACATATTTAATAGTATGAGAAATACAATTATAAAATTATTGAGAGAGTTTGAGGAAAGAGAAATTCCTATGAAATATTATGCTTTTGATTGGGATGACAACTTAATGTATATGCCAACACAAATTTATTTATTAGATGATGATGGAGAAGAAGTTGGTATGGGAACTGAGGATTTTGCTGAGTACAGAACTGAAATTGGAGTAAAACCATTTGACTATAATGGTTTTAAAATTGTTGACTTTGCACCAAATCCATTCAGAGATTTTGGAACTAAAGGAGATGAAAAGTTTTTAGAGGACATTATGTCAGCTAAATTAGCTAAAAATGCCGCATGGTCTGATTTAGTGGAAGCAATCAATAATGGTTCACTATTTGCAATCATCACAGCAAGAGGGCATAGACCTTCAACGTTAATGATTGGAATAAAAAAACTTATAGACACAAATAGAGGTGGAATTGATTCTGATAAGTTATATGATTCATTAGTAAAAATGAGAGAAAATGCTCAAGAAAAACCTAGTGACAAGGAAACTGAAATAATGAAATATTTGAAAATGAACAGATATTATCCCGTGTCATATGGTAAAGGTTCTGCAACAAAACCAGAAATTGCTAAAATTGATGCAATGAATCGATTTATAAAATATGTTCAAGGTCAAGCAGAAAAATTAAATTTAAGACTTTCATCAAAAATCGTGAACAACATTAAAAATAAATTTGTTCCGATTATTGGTTTTTCTGATGACGACCCCAGAAATGTTGAGGCAATGAGTAAAGGTATAAAGGGTGTTAAAATATTTTCAACACACGGAGGTAAGAAAAAAGAATATAAACCAGATGAAGAAGAATTACAACTAGAGACTATAATAAGAAAAATATTAAATAAATTAATATAATAATAGTTCTAGTATAATAATATTTATTTTGTTTTTAAAAGTCAATAGAAAAAAAATTACAAATAGATATTTATAATAAAAATAAAGATTAAAATTTAAAAAGATATACGATGGCTGATTTATTGATGAAAATGCCCATACCTTATGAGCCGAAAAGACAGAATAGGTTTATTATGAGATTTCCTTCCTCATTAGGTATTAATGAATGGTTTGTTGAATCCGCTTCAAGACCAACAATAACTGTTAATAGTACACCAATCCCTTTCCTAAACACTGAAACATATGTTGCTGGTAGGTTTACTTGGGGTACTATAAATGTGACATTGAGAGACCCAATCGGACCTTCCGCAACTCAAGCAATTATGGAATGGATTCGTTTGTGTGCTGAGTCTGTAACAGGTCGTATGGGTTATGCCGCTGGTTATAAAAGAAATGTTGATTTGGAAATGTTAGACCCAACAGGTGTAGTAGTTGAAAAATGGATTATGGAAGGTTGTTTTATAACTTCTTCAAACTTTGGTAACTTAGGGTATGCACAAGATGCTTTAGCAACAATTCAAATTACATTGAGACCTGACCGTTGTATTTTAGTTTACTAAAAGAAATATATAAGAATTTATAACCCCATACAATAATGTGTGGGGTTTTTATTTACATAGAATTAAGAAGGTGTATCTTTTAAGAAAAAAAATATGGACAGAGAATTATTAGAAGCGGCAACCTCGAACTTTAATTTACCGCATGATGTAGTAAAACTACCTACGAATGGTATTTTTTATAAAAGTAAAAAAAAGTCAATCAAAGTTGGATACCTTACTGCAAGTGATGAAAATTTATTGGTGAATGCCAGAAATTCTAACAACAATGTAATAATTTCTTTGTTGAGGAATAAAATCTATGAACACGACATTAAACCTGACGAGTTATTAGAAAGTGATATTCAAGCTATTTTAATTTTTCTGAGAAACACTTCATTCGGTCCTGAATACACCTTGAGTTTAGTTGACCCAAGAACAGAAAAATCATTTGAGGTTACAATATTATTAGATGAATTAAATTTAACTAAGTGTGAATACAAACCTGACGAAGATGGAACATTTACAATTAAGTTACCTAGAAGTGGTGACACCTTAAAAGTTAAACCACTTACTATTGGTGAATCAAATGAATTGGAAAGTTTATCGGAGAATTACCCACAAGGTAGAGTTACCCCAATTATTACTTGGAGACTTAATAAAATGATAGTTTCAATAAATGGGAACGATGATAGAGGAATGATATCCACATATGTTGAGACTATGCCAATTATGGATTCCAAATTCCTTAGAGTCTTTGTTAAAGACAATACACCAAGTTTAGACTTAAGAAAAACAGTAAAAGCCCCATCAGGAGAACTGGTGACATTCAATGTCACATTTGGGGTCGACTTTTTTCGCCCTTTCTTCTAGTTATAGTAAGTATTTGTTGGATGAATTCTTTTTGTTGGCTAAACATCTTAGAATATCTTATACAGAATTTAATACTATACCTACCTATGTGAGAAAATATTTAATCAATAAAATCATAGAAGTTAACACTAATGAGGACTGAAAAATAAATCAGTCCTTTTTGTATTTATAAATAAAAGAATTTTATGGCAGGACCTAATCCAGATACAAACCCAGGAGGTGATTTTTTCCAAAAAATATTTGACTCAGGTTTAAAACCTTGGTTTGATAAGTTTTTGGACTATGTTAATACAAACTTTGACGAAAGTAAGATTAGAAAAGTTTTATACGACACTGAGGTATCTTCCACAAATGTTTTGAAAACATTTGGTGTTGGTAGGGAAAGAATGGTTGACATCAGAAGTACAATGAGTGACGCTGTAGCAAGTGTTGTGGAATTGGGTGGAGAATTTTCAAATATTGAAAACGCACAATTAGGTGTTTCACAAGCATTAAAAAGAAATGTTGTTTTAACTTCAGATTCTTTCAGAGAAATATATGCCTTATCAACACAAACCAACAAAGAAATAAGTACTGTTGTAACTAATTTCAAAGATGTTGGTATTTCTGTTTACCAAATGGGTGATAAAGTGAATGAAGCTTTAGCTGTAAGTGCAAAGCTTGGTGTGAATGCTAGTGAGGTGATTGATACTATGTTAAACAATATGAGTACACTTAACAAATTTAATTTCGAGGGTGGGACTGAAGGTTTAGCTAGGATGGCAGCACATGCAACCTCTCTGAGATTTGATATGAAAGAAACTCTAAACTTAGCTGAAAAAGTTTTCAATCCAGAGGGTGCGATACAAGTTGCTGCAGCTATGCAAAGATTGGGTGTTGCACAATCAGACTTATTAGACCCACTGAGGTTAATGGATTTGTCACAAAATGACCCTGAAGAACTTCAAAAACAACTCGAACAAATGAGTAAAAGTTTTGTGAAGATGAAAGCGGATGGTACATTCGAAATATTACCAGGTGAAAAAAGAAGATTAAGAGAGATTGAAGACCAATTAGGAATGACTCAGGGTTCTTTGGCCAAACTTGCATTGAGTTCGAAAGAGGTTGACGAGAAAATGAAAAAAATTAGATTTGGTGGTGAATTTTCGGAAGAGGAACAAAGATTTATCGCAAGTATTTCTGAAATCGGAAAGGGTGGTGATATGAGGATTAGACTAGATGGTGAAAACTTGGGTATAGATCAAGCTTTAGAGAAGTTCAGACAAGACCCCGATAAGTTGAAAGAAATAATGAAACCCAAAACGGCCGAGGACTTAGCAAAAGACCAATTGACAACACTAAAATCAATTGAAAAATCTATGGAAACCTTGGCAAATAGAACTGGTTATGCAATGGCTGGAACCCCAGCAGTAACCGAATTTGAAAATGCACAAAGAAGATTAGCCGCATTAATACCAAGAATGGGAGAAGCACCAGGTTTGAAAACTGAGGACATACGAAAAGATTTATTTGGTACATTTGAACAAATGTTGACAGATGTTAGTGAAGGTAAAACGAGTATGAAGGATTTTGCAATAAACTTTTCTGAGAAAATGGAGGCGTATGGTAATAAATTAGGTAAATTCCCTGAACACACTGTTGAAGTTATCTCAAAATTAGATACGAGCTCAAATAGATTTTTAAAGTTAGGTGAGGATATAATTGGATTAACTACAGAGTTGAAAAGTGCTGGTTTTCCTTCCTTGACAGCAGCACTTAAACAATTAATTAAAGCTGACATACCAAAACCCAACTCTGCTGAAGCAAAAGACTTCGAATTAAAGTTATTACCTATGGACACCGTGAAATTAGTTGGGGGAACTCACGAATCATTAAGGGAGGGTGGAACAAGCATGCCTACAAAAATGGAAATCCAACTAACACATAAAGTTGAAATTGATACAACTAAGAGTCCACAACTGAATACTTCAGAGTTAAAACAAAGTTTGAAGACTGCCGATGTTGCTGATGCTGTACGAAGAGCTGTTGAGGATTCTATGAAAAGTTTTGGAAAAACTGGTAAGCAACCACTTTTGGGTAATGATACAAGTGTTATTAAGAAACCATAAAAAAAACTATTTATAGTGAAAAGAACCGATGTCAAATAGTCCATTATCGTTCCAAGCGACAACAATATTTAGAAAGGATTTATTGGTGAGGAATTTGAAACCTTACACAGTACCAGGTTTCTTTATACCTAATACTGGTAACCGAAATACACAATACACACCAAGAGATTTGAGTGTTGTTGACACACCAAATGATTTAATTGAAAATCCACCAAAAGCCGATGAATTATACAAGCTAAATAACTATGGTCCTGAGGGTGGTTATTTTGATGTTACTATTAATAATAAGTTACCAGTAAAACCAAATCAGGGTGAATATAACCCTAACGATACAAAGATGGATTTGGTCAATGAATTTTTCATCGATACTGCATTCATAGAAAACAAATATGGACCTGAAGGTGGGTTTAATCAGATGGTTATTATTGATGATATCCAAAACAATAATAAATTATATCTACCATATTGGGAGCTTTCACCTGTAAATTTTGTACCATCTTCGTACGCCGCATATAATATATTCAATTCTGAAAATCCGATAGGTACTGATGGATTATTGTCCCAAGACTCAAGTTTGGCAAAAATAAGTGCAACTGAGTTAAAAAAACAATTTCAGTATCGAGTTAATATTGAAACAAGTACTAAGACAGTTGGTACCATTAATATGGATACTTTTAAAGACCCATATCAAGCTAGTTTACTTGTTTCAGGAAGAGAAAAAATTTATTATCAAAATTGGAGGATTACAGTTTCAGACCAACCAAATTCATCTACTGACTTTGGTAGTAGACTACAAGGTACTTATTACCCAAGTTCACCAATACCTGGTGATTACTTTGCACCTACAGAAATAAATGGGGGTGAAAATAGACAAACATTAAGTGCACTAAACTCAGTAAATCGATTGTTTGGGAACGCCTTAGGACCGAT